TGTGGCGCTTCTTTGGATATTACGGCGGACTCAACACCGTCGGAAATCTTTCGAACTACGGACAGTACGCTGACGACTCAACTTTTCAACTTATACCAGTCTGGCAAAACAAAGCACAGGCTATGGCGTTCGAAGACTCCATTTACACAAGAAACTCTCACTACTCGTTTGAATTGCACCACAACAAGCTGAAGATATTCCCATCACCAGTAACACCTGGCTCAGTCACTCCATCACATTACTGGTTTGACTTCCGCATCCAAAGCGATGCTTGGGATGAAACAAATTCAGAAGTAGGAGCAGCATCAGGAGTTGACGGCATCAACAACATGAACACATTGCCGTTCGCCAACATTCCATATGCAAATGTAAACTCCATCGGTAAGCAGTGGATACGACGCTTTGCTCTCGCTCTGTGTAAAGAGACTCTCGGACAGACGCGCTCCAAGTTCGCCACTATACCAATTCCAGGTGAATCAATAACGCTCAACGGAACTGCACTTATCTCCGAGGGTAGAGAAACACAAACTCAACTACGAGACGAACTGAAAGAAGTATTAGATCAGTTGACTTATCAAGTGCTTGCAGAGAGTGACGCATCTATAGCAGACGCAGTAGAGTCTGTAACTAAGAGAGTCCCACCAGGTGTCTTCGTTGGATAGGGGATAGATAATGTCAGATGATAACAAATGGAGCCAACCTGCTGCACCGCCACCGCCATTATTTGTCGGAGAGAAGGAAAGAAACTTAGTCAAACAAGTGAACGACGAACTCATAGAAAGAGTCGTTGGACAACAAGTAGTATACTATCCGATAGACAAGAACATAACACAATACAGCGACATCTATGGAGAAGCAATAGAGAAATCATTCCTTCCACCAATCCGAGTATACGCTCTCGTCGCTTTCGACGGCATCCAAACAAAGGCAGATGACGCAAGCGGACTTGATAAGTCAAGCAAGATAACCGTCAACTTCCACAAACGCAGACTAACTGAAGATCAAGACTTGTTTGTTCGCGAAGGAGACTTTGTTCTCTACGGTGGACTGCATTATGAAATCTCAACGCTCTCGCAGCCAAGAGAGTTATTCGGACAAATAGATCACAAGTTCGAAATAGCAGCAGTCTGTATATTATCCAGAGAGGGACTATTCGATGCCAACTGATATAAATCTGAAAGAAGTTGCGTTTTTACCTTCAACCATCGAGACTATCGACAGGGCACTCTTTGACTATGTTGACGACACGCTAGACATCTCTTGCACTACCAACAAGGGGTGGAACAAGGTTCCATTCTATTGGACGGGCGCTGAAAGAGCATACCAGATAAAACACAACAGAGAGTTGAGAGACAACAACGGCGTCCTCATCTATCCAATAATGACGGTAGAGAGAGTGTCGATAGTAAAAGACGTCTCAAAGAGAGGTTCAGTCTATGCTCCCATCTCAAACATCAACGATGTGCAAGGCGGTTCCATAACCGTTGGCAGAGTAATAAAACAAGACAAAACCGCCAACTTCGCCAACGCCGACTCAAAAAGAGTTGTTCTCAATGTCGGAAATGGACAAGAAACATTTCCGATAAAAGAAAATAAAAAAGTAGTATATGAAACCCTCACAATGCCCATCCCCGTCTACCTCGAAGCGACATATAAACTATCAGTAAAGACAGAGTACCAGCAACAGATGAACGAGATACTAACTCCGTTCATGACAGCACCAGGCGGTATCAACTACTTTATCGCACAGAAAGACGGACACAGGTTTGAAGTCTTCGTTGATTCCGACTATTCAATCGAGAATAACGGCTCCTCCCTTGGAGAGGACGAACGAGGCTACAAGGCAGAAATATCGTTCAGAGTCATCGGATACATAATGGGAGCAGGTAAAAACGACGAACAACCAAAGATAGTTCGCAGAGAGAATTCAGTGGAATTAAAGATGCCGAGAGAAAGAGTTATATTCGGAGACATAAATGAGAATATGCACCTCAGTGGTAATGTTCCATTTTATAGAGAGTAGCGATTATTTATTTATGCGTTTACGCTTTTGTTCAACTATTTACTTACGATAATACGAATATAATTACTTATTTCGAAGATTATGTTATAATGCTGCAAGGAGATAACACATAATGCCAGTTAAATCATTCAAATTCATTTCACCAGGTATCTTCATTAACGAGGTTGACAACTCTCAGTTGCCAAAGGCAGGAGAGGAGTTAGGTCCAGTCATTATTGGGCGCACCGAAAGAGGACCTGCAATGCGTCCTGTGAAAGTAAACTCATTTTCAGAGTTCGTTGAGGTTTTCGGAAACCCTATTCCAGGTGGACAGGGCGGAGACATCTGGCGTGACGGAAACTATACCACACCAACTTATGCATCTTACGCCGCACAAGCATACCTCCGCAACTCCAATTCCGCAACAGTCGTCCGCTTATTGGGCGCTGATCAAGATGGCTTGGCAGACGGAGTAGCAGGAAAAGCAGGCTGGGAAACAACTTTACAAAACGACGCCGATTTTGATGACAATGGAGGAGCATACGGACTTTTCGTATTCACTTCTGGCACAGCAGTAACGCCTGTCGATGGAGTTCTTGCCGCAGTTTGGTACTTGGCTACTGGTTCTATTGAACTCTCAGGAACAACAAGAGGGCATCACGGAGTGGCACCCCTGTCACAATCAGCGGCTGCTCTCTATGCAGATAGCAGTGGAGATTTCAAGGCAGTCATACGAGGCGCTGGAGCAACAGGTCCAACATCCATAGCGACTGAATTCAACTTCACTCCTTCCTCTTCAAAATACATTCGAAAAGTATTCAACACTAACCCAACTTTGACTAACTCTTCAATAACTCAAGCAGATCAGGTTGAGTCATATTGGCTCGGCGAGACATATGAAGGGCACATTAATAATGTACTTGGAGGAACTATCTCAACTTGGGGAGCAGTATTGGGATTAGACAGCGGTTCTTCAAACGCAGCAAATTTCCGCACAGGATTCCAAGCAGCGCAAACTCCTTGGTTTATTTCACAAGACTTGGGAGATCCCGCAGACTTTCAAGCCGAGGACATGACGAAGCTATTTAAGCTTCACACTCTCGACGCAGGAGAGGACGAGCAAAAGAAGCTCAAAATCTCCATCGCAGACATTAAGGCTCCTACGAGCCCAGATCAAAAATACGGATCATTCAGTGTTCTCGTAAGAGACGCAAGAGATAATGACAACGCACCAGTTGTTCTCGAAAGATTCAGTTCAGTAAACTTGAACCCCAACTCATCTAACTACATCGCCCGAAAAATAGGCGATCAGTACCTTACTTGGGATGATGTCATCCGAAGCCATCGTGTTTACGGAAACTACTTGAACGCTTCTAAATTCATTCGAGTAGAGATGAACACCGACGTTGACGCTGCCGCAACAGACGCATCATTGCTTCCATTCGGTTCATTCGGTCCAGTCAGAATGAAATCATGGAATTGGACTTCTGGTTCAGTATCCCCTGCTTCGAGTTGGGTAACTGGCGGTAAAGGGGTTGCTCGCGCAGAAAACGGCGTAGCTCAATCTCCTGACGGACAATTTCTTAGTGTCGGTGGAGCACTCCCTGTGCCAACTTCCAACAATTTCAACGGAACAGCATACTACCCTGCAATTCCATTAAGAGTAAGTTCCTCCGCAGGCGGACTTTCAAATCCAAAGAACGCTTACTTCGGAATCGACACGACTCAGAATGGTAACAATCGTCATGACTCAAGTTATTCAGACGTTGTTAGAATGCTTCCGCCCGCCATAAGTTCATTTGCAACTACAACTTCTACAGAGTTTTCTTACATGTTCTCTCTTGACGACTTAACATCTTCAAGCGTGGGTACAAACGCAGTAGGTATTTGGGTTTCTGGTTCAAGACTGGCAGGAAATGCATATTCTAGCGGCTCGTATACAGGAGTATTAGATGCAGGTTACAACCGTTTCACCGTTCCGCTATGCGGCGGATTTGATGGACTGGACATCTCTGAGAAAGATCCATTCAACCATACTCGCGCTCTTGATGGAACCGATTCTACAAAATACGCTTACTATTCAGCAAAGCGTGCAATCGATACCGTATCCGATCCAGAGGTAGTAGAATACAACTTAATGGCTATGCCAGGTATTTTCAAAGAGTCGCTCACTTCTCACATGGTAGAAGTATGCGAATCACGAGGAGATGCTCTTGCAATCATTGATTTGGATTCTGGATACTTGTCAGATGCTGAAAGCACTGCCGCTATTGCAGATAGAGTAGGAAGTGTTTCTACTGCCATCACCAATTTGAGAACCAGAGCAATGAACTCATCTTATGGATGTGCTTATTACCCTTGGGTTCAAATCAACGATACTATAAGTGACAGCCTCCTTTGGGCACCGCCTTCAATCGTTGCTCTTGGAACATTCTCAAGTTCACAGCGTAAAAGCGAACTATGGTTTGCTCCTGCTGGATTCACCCGAGGTGGATTAACAGAAGGTTCCGCAGGTGTTCCAGTTATTCAGACTCGCGAGAGATTGACTTCTAAGAACAGAGACGACTTATATGAAGCAAACGTCAATCCGATTGCTTCATTCCCATCAGAGGGAATCGTAATCTTCGGACAGAAGACACTTCAGGTGACTCCTTCTGCTCTTGATAGAATTAACGTTCGTCGTCTAATGATTTTCGTGAAGAAAGAAATCTCACGCATGGCAGCAACCGTCCTCTTTGATCAAAACGTTCCAGCAACTTGGAACCGCTTTATGTCAGAGGCAGAGCCATTCTTGAGAAGCGTCCAGGCAAGACTTGGACTCTCAGATTTCAAAATTGTTCTTGATGAAACCACGACAACCGCAGACTTGGTTGATAGAAATGTCATGTATGCCAAGATATTCCTCAAGCCAGCACGCTCAATTGAGTTCATCGCACTTGACTTTGTTATTTCAAGCACGGGCGCAGGATTCGAGGATTAAACTAAACTAATGACTACTTATATCATTAACAGGAGAAATAAATAATGCCATCATTCTGGTCAGATCCAAATTTCGAACCAAAGAGAGCTTTTAGGTTTCTTATAGAGTTCTCTCCCAATAGGCAGGAAAGCCTTCAGTTTCTTGCAAAGTCTGTAGATCGTCCGTCTTTCACTGTAAGTTCGAACCCTCACGCATTCTTCAATCACACCTTCTACTACCCAGGAAAGGTAACTTGGAACACTATTAATCTTACACTGGTTGACGCTGTTAGTCCAAACGCATCAGACGTATTTATGAAATACCTCACAAGCATTGGGTATAACAATCCAACAGATCTGGAAACTGCTATAGATAAGACTATTACAAAACGGACGGCGACTAGTGCGATGGGAAATTTCAAAATCTTGGAGATGGGAACAGACAGCGAAGGAAATTCTAAAGCCAAAGGTGAATGGAGTCTTAATAACGCTTTCATCACCGAGGTAAACTTTGGTTCTCATGCGTATGATTCCGAGGAAATGATAGACATCCAATTAACTATTCAGTACGACTGGGCAAACTACAAACCATAAAATAAATAATAACGCTTGATACATTCATTCAAACGTGTTATATTATAAAGACATAATACAAACAAATACATTAGAGGTGTAAATGTCGAGAAATACAGGACGCAAGAAGGCTTCTTCCCCTGCGCCAGCGAAAGCAGTTAAGCCTGCTACAACTCAAGCCACTGGGCTGTCCTACGTGACACCCACAGAGTTCGTAGAACTTCCTTCCCGAGGACAGTTCTATTCATCGGATCACCCGCTCCACAACCAAGAGACTGTTGAACTACGTTTTATGACAGCGAAAGACGAGGACATCTTAACTTCTCAAGCGCTACTCAAGAACGGACTTGCAATAGACAGACTCGTTACTAACCTTCTCGTCGATAAGAACATAAACCCAGACGACTTGCTCATTGGAGACAAAAACGCTCTTCTAGTCGCAGCAAGAGTGTCGGGCTACGGCGCAGACTATACAGTCCAAGTATCCTGTCCATCCTGCGGCACCGCGCAAGCGCATACCTTCGACTTGACTGCGTTCGAAAATAACGAAGGTATTCAGCCCGATGAAAATAACGAAAGCGGAGTAGCGGCAACTGACAACGGAACTTTCACAGCGGTTCTGCCACGAACAGGATACACCGCAGAGTTCCGTCTCTTCACTGCTCAAGACGAGAAGGACGTCATGCAGACTACGGCTAAGAAGACAAAACACAAATTGGCTGACTCTATGGCGACAGATTTACTAAAAGTTCTTATAGTCTCAATCAATGGAGTCGCTGACAGAGCAGAAGTAAATAACTTTATCGATAACATGCCAGCACAAGATGCACGACACATAAGAGGCTGTCTCCAAGTTGTTACACCAAACGTCGATATGACTCAATCTTGCGAATGTTCATCCTGCGGTGCAGTTACCGACATGGAGGTGCCGTTTACTGCGGAGTTTTTTTGGCCTAAGCAATGAGTATATGGAGAACGTTTACGAACAGTTCTTCTATCTCAAGCATCACGGAGGATGGAGCTTCATCGAGGCATACAATCTCCCAGTCCAACTAAGAAACTGGTTCGTTCGACGCCTGTCAAAGCAGTTCGAAGACGAGAACGAAGCAACGAGAAAAGCACAGAGTAAAAAAGGATAACAAGAGACGGGCATTATTGCCCGTTTTCTTTTTATAAGAGACTATTTATAAAGCAACGACTTTATGCGGAGGACATAAAATGAATAAAGATAACGACTTGGTTCCACTCGAAATCAACTTGAATGCTAAAGCAGAGGGCACTCTCAATGAGAGTTGGCTCGCAATGTTCGGGGGAGCAATCGAAACTATTATGACAGGAATGTTCGGAGGATCGAGCATCCCCGTAAATATTACAGGCACCAAGAAGCAAATCGGTTCATTCCAGAAAGCGCTTGGACACGAGGCAAAATACCTCAAATCGATGAAGAAATACGGATTAGACAATCCAACATCTCACAAGTCAAAGGCATCTCTTGAGAGAGCAGTCAAGAACTTTGAGAAAGATACTGGCATCGTTTGGCCATTCAAGTAGGGGGATAACTAAAAGTGGCACCAAAGACAATAGACGAACTACAGGCGCAGATAGAGCAACTCTCTCAGCAATTAGCTGACACGCCAATGGGCGATACCGCAGGAAGAACCGCCATTCGCGACATGATGGCAGGTTTGCAAGAATCTGCCAATGAGTTAACTGGTTTTGATCAAAGTCTCCAGCGCACATTAAAGACATTCACTGGTATCACAGACGCCAGCGACACCTTCGCTGGATCAATGCTTAAGCTTTCTGGAGAAACAGATGGCGCTGCAAAGATGCAAGCTCAAGCAGAAGAGGTATTTA